CTTCGAACCTCTTATATGTTTCTGGCTTAATTTCTCTCCAGTTTCCGACATATGGCATAACATTCTTGGGAAAAGACAAACCAATACTTTCTGACCTCTTATCTTTAATTTTACGTTTTAGTAATTCTCGCCGTAATTGTAATTGGTTTGCCTTTTCCCCAAAATGCGTAAAGACATTGCCTTTAAACTCGCATGAGAAACACTGATAGATACCTGTTATGTTGTCAATCCTCATACTAGGATTTCTATCTGCGTGTTCAGGATTAAGGCAGCTTACTAGGTAATCTGCCCCTTTCGGTATGAAATAAATGTCACGTTGCTTGAGTAATTCTTCTACTGTCACCGACCGATATCCTTGATGTTTTCTGAACTGATAACTTGATAAGCACCCTTATTGTATGCGGGAGCTATTGTAAATGTTGCGGCTGCTACTAGATCTGACCTGTCTACTACAGAACAATCCCCGCCTAAATCAGAGGCAGACCGGTACTGTATGGTATCCCTACGATAAGTATCTGGGGTCTCTATCTCTTGGAACTTAGGTGTGTATGCCTTGGTCTTTGGTAACGCTTTGCGTCTACGACCAGAGGTACTAAATCTTAAACTGCCGAATGTATGTGCCATTTACTTCTCCCCTAAAGAAGAACTATTATACGCAATTTAACCTTCTTTGTCAAGAACTATTTTTAAATATCGTTAATGTCTTCACCCGTTTTATGGGTAGAATCGTCTTTCTCTTGTGGCGTTAGTGCAGACTCTGGGCCAATCTTTAATGACTCCCAGTCTACAGTCGAAGTGAAAGATCGCATAGCGGCTGAACGCATCTTCACACAATTCAGAGTGATACACCCGTCCTCATGATCATAGGTTTCCAGTGAGTATGCAGCATCTGCCGCATCTAGAATACCTTTTGCGAAACGCGCTTCACCGCTAGCGTCTGTTTGGTATGGTGTGAATACTGTACAATCGTATTCTTGTGCCATCGACTTTAATGCCTTGCTTACTTCGATCTGCTCTGTCCAGTCATACTGGCCACCTCTAGAAGGAAGACTCGACCGCTTTACTTGATTTATATAGTCCACAATGATGACGCCTACATTCAATGCCTTGACTTTTTTATCAAGCTCGGCACGAATTTTAGACAATGTGAGAGACGGATCATACACTACGTCCAACTGATTAGTCGGGAGGAGCTCGCCAGTCTTCAACTTAGCATGAAACTTCTCAAAATCACGGTGTTCTCTATACTCTTTCAAACGGTCTTGCCCTGCTGTAAATCGGTTTGCCCACCAGCCAGCAACCTTCTCCCACTCAGCTACACTAAGATTCTTAGTACGCATACGTGAGAAAGGGATATCTGTGGCTATAGCACAACAGCGTTGCAAGATAGATCGACTATCCATCTCAATAGTGAAATAGATAGCCGACTTACCGGAAGCATAAACATTATTAGCAATGTTTGCACATATAACTGACTTACCTGCACCCCTCTTACCACCTACCATAACCAAATCTCTAGGAGAGAATTGAATATCAAGGTCGTACTCAGAGTTAAGGCCTAAAGGTATGTACTTAGCTATATCTTCTTCTGGCTCGAACAGGTCTATACGTTGCATACTTTCCTGTGGATCTTCGAGATCTACCTTATCCTCAACGTCTAAGACGATTTGGTGAAGGTGGTTGACAGACTCTTGTGCATCCTCAAAGGATATAGAGTTCTCAACATAATCTTCTAGCGAGTCCAGAATTTCTTTTTGAGTGTATTCGTTCTTCAAGTACTGAAGAAGCATATATGGATCTGAATCAACCTCTACGGCTTCAACAGCATACAGCTTCTCCCGTGTACCTGAATCACGAACCTCAAACTTTAAGTCATCAATCGTAGGCATTTTATGGAACGTTTCACAGTGCTTCTCAATTACATTGTAAAGGCTGTGATATTCGCTGGGCAAATAATGCTTGTGCGTAACACTCCAGGTCTCAAAGTCCTGTAGCGTAAGTACTTGCTTTATTAGAGCACTAGCGATGTTCAATGATATTCTCCCGAGATCATGAAATTAAAGGTAAGGCAGACCCCGTAGAGCCTGCCTTATGAGATACAAACTGTTAGGTATTAGCCTGCAGCTTTTGCACTCTTTGCTGCGCCATCATAGTCAGCAGCAGTGATACCGCGACGAGTTAGCATAGTCTTGACACCGCGAGCAGTTTTACCGATTGACTCAGCAATTGCTTCAACAGTCATATCACCGATGTTAGAGATAGTGGCCAAGGGATCTTCTTTGTTAGCGCCCTTAGTAGTCTCTTGACGTGGAATAGCATCGATGTCGCCTGAACGAAGTAGGCTAAGAGCCTTGCCACGAACAGAGTTTACAGTACGATCTAGCGCTTCAGCAATAGCTTCAACGAAGGCACCGTCTTGTACCATGCCAACAAAAGTAACTTCTTCTTCTGGGCTATAAGTACGGACAGCTTCAACTTTGGGAGCAGGCTTAACGTGGCCAGTCAATTCCATAGACAAGATCTTGCCCTGGATAGACTTAGCAGAGAAAGCGCCGTCTTCAAAGTGACCAGCAATTTCTGCGTAGGTGTATTCGCCGCTGTTATCAGCAACAAATGCAGACAGTGTAGCTTCTTGAGCATCGCTGAAGGCACGACCTGCACCAGCAGAAGCTAGCTCAACGTCAAAGCCCATCTTACGCAACTTGCTAGAGATAGAACGAGTAGATGTTTCAAGCTGGTCGGCTGCTTCTGCAACAGTAGCTTGGGTGATTGGGCTTTCGCCGCCAACAAAATCAGTGAGTTGCGCTGTGCGCTCTTCAGTCCATTTAGGTAAGGACATAATTATTCTCCGGTTAATTTTAAAAGGTTAGTTATGATTTGAATACCAGAATCTCTGGCCTTCTTAGTTTTTGCGGATTCTACTCCGCTTTCGTTTACAAGGATAGTAACCTCCTTGGTCAAGCTAGTTTTGATACTATACCCTAGGGCTTCCAACAAAGAGTGTGCTTCAGCCTTAGTTTTGTAACTAAGCAACTTGCCTGTAATACATACAGTGCCTTGAGTGGCTGTAGACACCTGTGAGGGCGTATCAAATTTAAAGCTAAACGGTAACATACTCAGCTGGTAGTATTCATCTTCTAACCACTCTAGTAGATTGGCAGTAGATTTCTCACCCAGGCCAGCCTCACGACAAGTATCGTAGTCTAAGTCTTCGATATCAGTACAGACTCTTGATAATTTCTCTGAAGCTGTTTTGCCTATTAGGGGAATGCTAAAAGCTGGTAGTAACACGTTTAGAGGTGCATTTGTGGATCGCTGTATCTCAGAATATAACTTCTCACCTAACTTAACAGAGCCTAAGCCTTCACAGCAGTCTTCAAGACTAAGAGCATACAATTCTTCAAGAGACTGTAAGTCTAGCTTTTGTACAGATGCGGGGCCTAATCCTTTGATTTTTAAGGTAGTTGCGAAATGCTCTATCAATTTTGATACTTTGGTACCACAAGATGCGTTTCTGCAATATAAGAGGTGGTTGACTTCATCTAACACCGAATTGCAGCTAGGGCAATTAGTTGGGGCTTCGATTATAGTCATTTGGTTTCCTCTCAAATTGAATAAGTATTATACTGAACTTTGGGTTATTTGTCAAGATTTATATTTTCGGAGGTGGCAATCAATCTATGCGTCTCACGACGCGAGGTATGATCTCTCCCGAACGTATAACCTCTACCCTACAACCTATTTCTAGGTTGAGGTCGCGTATATACTCAATATTGTGTAGTGTCGCCCTTGCAACAACCGCATCTCCAATCGTAACTGGGGATAGGATTGCTACAGGACTAACTACGCCACTCTTGCCAATCTGCCAAATGACATCTTCAAGAGTAGTCTCCACACCGGTTGCCTGCTCTTTAAAAGCAAAGGCACCACGAGGATGTTTAGAAGTGTATCCTAGCTCCTTGAACTTAACATTGTCCCATAGTCTAAATACTAGCCCATCCGTAGGATAGAGAGTAGCATCGAACGTAGTTACAACATTAAACTTGCAAGCATCACCTAACCAGTTCATTTCCTCTTGATAGTTAGTATACGAGTTACTACTATCATAAGCAACAAAGACCAAAGGTCTTGTTTTGAACTCGTCTAGACCTGCCAGTCCTTTAAGACCGAGAGAGCCTGAGGCAAAGTTACGGGAATTCGGAACACTACTAGGAGCAACAACTTCACCAGTAATCTGAACAACACCTTTGTACTTAATAATATTAGGTACTAGCTGCTTCATCTTATCAGTAATATCTCTACCGTGAATGCCGTCACCACGAGTTAAAGCTAACTCTAGTTCTCCATTTACATATAGAATAGATACTGCTGCCCCATCTAACTTAGAGGTCATTACGCATTCAACAGGATTTAGAGGAGCGTTGTCCATATCAAAACACTTCTGCAACGAGTACATTTGGTATGTATGTGGCACTGCATCAGTAACCTCATACCCAACTGTCGTGTAGTTGTGTTTAGCAGCTAGAAGGTCGAACTCTGCATCTGAAAGAAGCGGAGTACCTTCATAGTACAATCGACTTGCTCGGTCTAAAAATGCTTTCATGGTATTTCCCTAAATAAGAAAAGATATTATACGGGTTTTAAGGAAGACTGTCAAGAACTATTTATACAGATCCTCAATTAAATCTGAGAAATGTTCTTTCACCGTATCCTTTGACTCTGCTAGTGATAGTATCTCAGTTAAACCCATAAAGAGCTCTCTTGAGTTACTTAGATCAAGTGGCATGGCTATACCTTCCGGTGTAGGCTTCCACTCTTCATCAAAGTCCATATAATACTTGCGGAGATGTAGATACTCTACGCCTCTGAAAGTATTTATGGTCAGTCTTACCTGAACCTCTTTTATTTCATCGTAATGTATAACGCGAGAATAGGCTTCGGGAGCCTGATGTAAGTCCATTAAACTCGCCTTTCATTCTTCAGAACTGAAGAGAGGGGTACTACACTAGATACACTGCTAGGTCTCAACAATCTATAGGAATCAGTGTCCCAGCAAAAGAACAGAAGGGTAGTATCTGTTTCCTTGGCACGGTTCTTTTTACCTTGTATATAGGGTGTTGTGAAGTCTAGCGTACAGACATTGTATTTTAGTTTTTTAGAATGCTCACTTCTGTAAGTGATGATTGCATCCCCGTAGTCGCGCACTAAGCGTGCCAGCTCTTGCTTTTTCACTATATACTCCTTGGTTAGTTTTTCAGCAACATTTATTGTGATTGACTAATACAAGGTGAATATTATAGATACAAAAAAACCCCCATCGCACTGTTAAGCGGTGATGGGGGTTGGTTCTATTACTCTCCTAAGAGAGTAGTAAAGTACTGTGCGGCTTTGCCCGTCAACTTAGAGATTATCTCTTCGTCAACTTCCTTACCTGCATCAGTGATAGCAGCGATGAGAGCTTCTGCGGCTGCTGCTTTAGAGACACGGGTGCCTCCGGTAGCTGCACCTGTAGAAGCAGCTTTTGCTGCTGGGGCTTTCTTCACATAGACGCCAGCCTTAGTGAGAATCATGCGAACACCATTAGGTGATTCGTCAATTTCGTCTGCAATACCTTTTACAATCTCCATACTAGTCTCTGGAGTTGGCTCCATCTCTTCGTACATTGATACTGCTTGTGCTTTCTTTTCGTCGTCCCAGGCCACTTTGCGGCTCCTTTTGTTAGGGTTTTTATTTCCTGGACAATTGCCCAGAGCTTGTAGTTGTTGTTCGTAGAATCTTTGTCCCATGTATTCCTCGATTTCAGAAAAGATATTATACGGAAAAAATCACCACTTTGTCAAGAACTATTTTTTATAACCTCTCCAAATTCACACCGTACTTTTTCAAGTGCTGCAGTTTACCTATCTCATATGCGGGAACATATGCACTAAAACCGCCTGCCTGTACGTTGGAGAAGAAGGTATCTTCTGAATCAATTTTCTGTGTGATGTAAATTGCATAGCATGGACAACCATACTTGGCCTCATAGTCTACTACTACCATACCTTTCTTACTCTCTAGATACTCAGGAGTAAGTCGCTCTTTCACTATAACAGTGCTGTGATAGGTAGCAGACCACGCTATCTCCCCGTAGGTGAAGTCATCAGATACACACTCGTCTGGAAAGTAGTGAGGGCTTAGTCTTTCTTCTTTGCTTCCTGGTCGCTGGGGGACTCCAACTCTTTCAAGAATTGCTCGTACAAACCCGGAGGAACGAAAAAGACGCTTTGAGATATCTGTGATCGTATCTCCTGCGAGGAAACTAGAGCACGCTTCATTGATTTCTGCATCGCTCGCTGGGCGGCCTCTAAGTTGAGACTTACGTTTTTTAGTGTAGGCTTTTCTTTCATCGTATTCTTCTATAATATTACTTAGCCTAGTGGTGTTGTAGGCGATGTTTAAGATGTCACACGCTTGCTTCTTAGTTATCGGTTTTATGGATGCCGTAGCTTCGTCCGAAGAACTCGGGTTTAGTAGGCTTATCACCTTCTCGATGTTCGCTGGTGTTAAATTCTCGTAGTCTTTCTTCTTCACATTCCTGGCCATACTCTAGCTCCAATTCTAATTTAAACATTAAACAGCAAATAGCGTGTGCTAGGTGCGACAAATTTGTTTCTGGATCTTCTAGCTCTCCATCCAGATGGGAGAATATGTGCCTAAGTGCACCGCCACTGTATCTATTCTGGGCATCCTCTAACTTACGCCAGTTATCTTCATCATACTTAGCCGCACCAAAGGTCAATACTTTAGCTACTTCGACTGTAGCTTTTGGAGGTAGAAGATACATCTTAGGTTTTTCACTATCAAACTTCCTGCCTGGAGCCTCCCACCTCGGAAGCTCTCCGCTAAGAGCTACGTTAATAAAGCCTTTTAAGTCTTTAATCTCCATGTACAAAGTCCTTAATCATAGGAAAGAACTTATTAATTGTATATGCACACTCTCGTGCAACGTCCATATGTTCTTTCTGAGTGCCTGGTGTAGTTCTTACGTCTATGTAGTGAATCCA